TCTCCATCTTCATCTACTGCATCTTCATCTTCAAGTCTTTTTGGTGTAGCAGTTCCCCATGATCTTGTAACTTGTTCATTTGCAAAATTATATTCTTCGTTAGTATTTATATAATATGCTTCGTCTTTATAATTAGATGAGTCAGTTATAATTTGATAGATACCTATAGCATTCAGTTCAGATTGCGACCATAATTGAAATATTTTAGCTGGATATTGGACATCATCAATAATTAACGCTTTTGGATTGTTAATTAATTTTTCAATAGAACCATCTTTAACTAATGCGTACATATTTTAACTCTCACTTAAATTTAATGTTCTTCCTACTTCTTGCCAAACAGAACCATTATATCTAAAAACTAATATATCTGTTTTACCATCTGTTGAAGTAAATGTTGGTGCAGTTGAAGCCGCAAATTCAAAAGCTGTATTGAAAGCAATAGTGTGAGAACCATTGTAATTTATTTCTAAACAAATAAATGAACCCTCTACTGAGTTTGTAGGTGCGGCAAAGGTAGTGTTTTCTGTTGTTAAATGAAATGCGTTTGGTTTTGCTTGTGTATCCCATGCAACAGCATTTGATGATGAAGTTAGTGCTTGTTGAGGTATGTAAGCTAAATCGTTAAATTTTATTGCACCTGTTCCTTTTGTTGAAAATTCTAAGCCGACATTTGTGTCACTTCCATTAGCAGATATACTAGGATTACTGCCTGTTGCTTGATTTGTAACTTCTATAAAATTAACTGCTGAACTTGTTTTTTGAAAAAGAATCTGTTCGTTTCCGTCATCATCTAATATTCCGTGTGCATCATCAATTTTTATATTTGCAGAATTAGTATCTAAATCTCCACCTAATTGTGGTGAAGTATCTCCAACAATATCAAATGTTACAGTTGAATCTATAAAGTTTATGGTGTTTGCTGATGTGTCAATAGTTGCAAAAGATATATCATCTGAACCATCAAAAAATTTAATTTCTAAACTGTTTGAGCCTGAGTTCGTAGTGTCTAACCACATAGTACCCACAGCCGCACCGCTTGGTCTTGAAGTTCCAGAGTGCATTGTATTCAATGCTGAAAGTGCATTGTTTAAATCTGTTCTAAAATCAGGAAAACTCTGATTCGCAATATTCATGTCATGTTGAGCCATATTTGCTTATACTCCTTTTAAAAACCTTTTGCAATAAAATCAAATGTTCTTGATATATTAGTTCCACTTGAATTTTTAAATAAAATGTCAAAACTATTAACAGTTTTGTTTGAAACTGTAAAGAAATCTCCTGTTGCCATATTTTCAGCAGTTATACCAACTGCATAAGCAGTTGATTTAAATGGTGTTGAAAATGAAACAGTTTTTGTAGATGTTCCTGAAGATATATCGTTTCCACTAAATATTCTGTCTATCATATCTACAGTTACAGTTGCTTCCGATACAACTGCTGTTGAAGCTAAATCGCTTGATGTAAGAACAAGTCTAAATTTAAAATATCTTGCAGTATAATTTCCAATAACAAAAGTTTGAAATGATGTGTATGTTGAATTATCATCTGACGTTGCAATTTCTAAATGAGCATCACAATTAGCTGGTGTATCACCATCAAAGTTTGATTTACCATCATCAAAATTGCCTGAACGATTATCGAAAAGATCATCTGGATTTCTTGCTGATTGAGTAATTGAAGCTGTAATTCTAGCTGTATGTTTTGCACCAATATCTATAACATTTGCAAAATCATAATTACCTGATGCTAAAAAGTCTGCGTTAGCAACACCAGAGTCAAAAAATCTTGTTGTGTTAGCATCAAATAAACCAGATGCGGCATCAAATAATTCACTAGAATTTAATATAATAGCATCATCAGATAAGGATACATTTGTTTTAGTTCCAGCAAATGTAGGGTGTTCATTGACAGTTGTGATGTTATTAAAATTATCTGTGCTTACTACATTTGATATAACTGCTGTTGCATTTGAACTAAAGTTACCTAATTTATCTACCGCTTTTATAAGATATGTTCCGACTCTTGCTGGTACAGTTATTGAAGTTGCTGGTCTTGATACTTTAGTTACAAGATTTACCGAGTTTAACCATTCAGCAGTTCCATCAGTTTTTGAAGAAAATCTAATTTGGTAAAATGCTAAATCTAAATCTGAAATAGCATCATAACTTAAATGAGCATCTTGTCCTGAAACATTACAAGTAAAATTTTGAACATCTGATGGTGGTGCAATCGCACCTACAATAGTTCTTTGTGCTGTTACAAAAGATGAACTTACACCTAGAGTATTTACTGCTTTGACTCTTACATCATAAGTTTGTTGGTCAATAACATTTAAAACTCTATGATTTAAACCTGAACCTTGTGCGTATATAATAAAATTAGAGTCTGTACTTAATTTGTATTCTACTTGATAAAAATCGACAAAACTATCAGGAGATGCACCTATCGCAATATCTAAAGCAACAATAACAGTTCCATCATTATACTCAACTAAAGTGTCTGAAAGTGTAACACTAGCTGGTGGTTGAATAACAAATGGATTTGGAAGTGTTGTTGTTGGTGTTGATGTTTGTTGTGTCTTTGAAGCAAATGTATAATGACTTCCTTGATACTCAACTAAATTCAATCCGATTGTAAAATCTTCGTTAAAAGTCAAAGACATCACACGAAATGTTTTAGACGAAAAGCCGAGTGATGAATGGCTTATGTTAACCAAATCACCAATAACTAAATCATAAGCATCAAAGCCTACATTGATTGATAACTGTAAAGCTTCTCTTGATCTTCTAAGAATTATTTCAGCCATCTCCTCTGCTTGGTATGGAGAAGTAAGTGACTTCATAGAAAATCTTCCCTCTAATAAAAATCCACCATCAGCAGTTTTCATAGTTGCATGACGATCAGCAGAACTTAAACCTGAATCATCAACAGGTGGAAACTGAACTTCGTCTGCTTGGAAATTACGATCAGGATTTATAAATGAAACTATAACTCTATTAAAACGATCTCTTTTATTTGGACTTGTTAAAGTATATCCACCTATAATATCATCTTCTGTAAGTGTAATAGAAGCTGACCCTGTAGTTTCAATAACTAATTTATACTTTCCACCAGCATAAGGCAAAAATCCTCTACAGCCTGTAATCAACTCTCTTAGATTTGATATTACTTTTTTTGATGTATCTAAAACTGCATTTGTATCAAAAAGGTTTATATCACTACCACCTGAAAAGGGAGTAACCTGAGTAACACAAACTTGTGAAGCATCATAAAAACTTTGTAAATCAATATCAGCAGTAGCAATACCTTTTCCATATCTTTCATTTCTTAAATAATCTAAAATACAAAATGCTGGATTTGTAGAATATGTTGCACTTGATTCAGTTAAACTTGAATTTAATGTTACAATTTTTTTACCTTGTATTTTAGCTTGTACTTTTGGAATAGAACCAAAGATGTCTTGATTCCATTTAAACTTTAATGCTAAGTAAGCTAACCCAGACAACTTGTGGTTCGACCCCCACGAAGATAATGTTGATAATAAACTAGATGCACTTTGTCCATCAGTTCCGAAATGTGGCTCTATTGTAATGTAACTAACACTATCTTTATAAAAATTACTATCTGAACTTGCTACTGTTCTTTGTGTGTTATCAGCCATAGCACCTGTAAATGTTACAACTTTATCATCAACTCTAATTTCTGAAATTGCATTTATCTCACCTTCACACATAACTAAAGCCATATATAAAAACTCGTTATCTGTTCCAGATGTTTCTAAAAATACTCTTGTTCCACCAACAAGTCTTTCACCATATACAACAGGAATAGCGGCATCATTACTTTGTTTATTTAATAAAATACCTCGTTCAAAATCATCAAACTCACCTACACCAAAATCAGGAATATCAGGTGTTGGTATTAGCCATGAAATAGCTTTTGAAAAAATACTTCCTACTGCTCTAGTAAATTTCTTTACAGGTTTTCGTATAGGTTTTGGAATTAATGAACTAAAACTGAATCCCATTATACTCTACCCCATTTGATGTCTTGAACAGTTTGACTTGAAAAATCCATACCAACATCTGTACTAAAAAATCTTTGTTGTGATGTATTATTTGTTTTACGACCTGATTTTTTTTCAAAGTCAGCCCAATGAGAAACAATATCTAAACTAACAGAACTTGCAGTATCAGACTCACCTATTGAAAAATTATCTATTGTACCTTTGTAAAGTAAAAAAGGGTCTGCTATCAAAGCATTACTATCATTTAAAAATCCTCTAAATATTGTAACTGTGTCTGTAATTACATTTTCATTTAAAACTGTAGATATAAATGTTTGGTCTGCACCTGAGAGTATAATAGATATTGGAGATAAATTTACATCTGTTTCTTCTGTAAAATCAGACACACCCATAATAAAATCACTTGCTGAATAAGTAACTGAACTTCCTGAAACTGAAGATGTTATTGGAAAAGAACAATCAGTAATATTGACAGGAGTACCGAAACCAATGGTTATAAGGTGGACAGGTCTAATATCATTTGTTGCTAGTTCTGTCTTTACTGCTGATGTTAGGCTTCTCGTCATATTTCTCGTAA